TCATAATGTCCTACTAAAACATTCGTATCAACAGCAAACTTATATCCTTTTTCTGAAGCTTTTTTGTAAAAATAAAAATCTTGAGTCATTGTTGCTCCATTACCAGTACCGTTTTTAATTGGATTATATTCTTCTATAGTTTTAAACCAAGGTTCTGGTATATTTCTAAACATATCTAATTTAAATAAATTAAATCCCATTCCAAGTGCATTTACTCTTTGAATAGAATTTTTTATTGGTTTAATAGGTTTACAATCTGAAGGATCTTTTGGATCACCAAACATCATTGGAAATCCATTTTCCCCTTTACCCCAATATAATCCTCCTACAACATCATACTCATCTATACTTTCATATAATTTTAACAATGCGTCAGGAGGTGGAATATTATCTTCTTCAATTGTAAGTATGTATTTATATTTACTTAATTCCTTATTATTTAATATATATTTTATTAATGTATTATAAGCAATGTCTACCTTCATACTTTCAGCAAATATAGGACCCGCAACTTGTTGATTCATTGGACGCATTAACTTCATCCAAGATTGAACTACTCTAGTAGGAAACATGCCCCTAGTAGGACATATAATAATAGTTGATAAATCTTTGTACATTTTTGATTTATCTATTCTTTCAATAGCAGAATCTAAATCACTATTATTATAACCAAGATCTTTTTCTTCACCTATAATTTTTGGTTCCATATAATACACATATGATTAATAAATAGGGGCAAAAAATATTTGCCCCAAAATATTAACATTTTTTACGCATCGTCACGATCATTACAATATAAATAATCTACATATATATCCGCATCAGCAGCTATTCCACCTGTAACAGATGTTCCACTACCAAGATGTAGAATTATATTTCCTCCAGAAGGAACAAGAATACCAGCAGTTGAAGCTAAACCTAAAGCACTGGGTACAGTTTGAACCATTTTTGCAGATACTACATTATTATTAGAACCAATAACCTGTGTTCCTACATAAATATTAAAAGTAAGATTACTTAATTGTGATACTGTTACAGCATCTCCTGAATGTACTTTCACACCAGTTATAATAGCACCGGCAGGAATATAAGCACTTGTTCCAGTACTGACAGTAGTTGAATTAGAAGTAGGTAAAGTTATATTAACAAACTGAGTCCTACTTATGTCATATATATTTATTCCCATAATATTCTATTTTTATAGTATTAATTAAAATGATACACTGTCAAATGATTTAGGTAAAGAGGCCATCCAAGGATTAAGAACGGCTAATACATCAGTCATTTGATTTGAAGTAGCAGTATTTGGTATAAATACCTTAGTAGTTATATCTACTTGCTCTTCTCTACCATCAGCTGAAGTAAACCAGTTCTTATGACGTATGATTAATGTGTCATAAGTTTCACTTTTAACAGTCCTAAAATCGGGACCAATAACTGGAAACTGTGTTCTATTTGTTTGTCCTTCATAACCTTGAGACCATTTTTCTTCATCTCTTACTAATCTCCATTGACCTGAACCTTGAGAAGGATCAGTAGACACGTACCTATAAGGATCAGTAGTTAACGTATTAAAGTTATCAGAAAACAAAAATACTTCAAAAATTACTTGTCCATATTCATTTATAGAATTTACTGTTTCATTGTCACCATAACTCCTACCAGTAAAAGCTAATATATCAGTACCAGCAGTATAAGTAACATCTACTCTACGATTAACATCAGCATTTATTAAAGCAGCAATTGCAGCTCCCTCAGTATCTAAAGTTACTGAACTTGCTATATAATGATATGTTTTAGAAAACTGACGAGAACCTTCAATATCCTTATAAACTATTTTAAAGATATACTCAGTACCAACAACAGGAGTCCATCCAGTAAGATCTATACTATATACCATTTCAGCAGGTGCTGAATAAGCTTTTCCTGAATACTCTGAAACTCCCCTACCATCTATTTTATCAGATATTAAATATTCTCTAACATCTGTTACGCTAGTGCCCGCTTCATTTACATAATCATATGTAGTACTCAATCCTTCAACTATATAAATAGAATCAGTATCAGAAAAGACAGCACCAGCAGTCATAATACTTTTATTTTTATCAAGAACGACTATTTCGCCCTCAGCAAGGTTATCGCTAGCTCCTCCTATTATAAGTGAAGAAGTTCTATCTATATCCAAACCGATAAAAACTTTCTCTATTACTTTTTGCATAATTTATTATTTATTAAATTTACAATTTTGACCTTAAAAGAGAGCTTAAACTAAGGATGTTCTTCTACTCTGCCATAAGACATTTCCACGTCAAACCCCCTTATTTCAGTCGTTTATTCCATATTCTGTATTTCTACAGAACTAGTTTGGTAACGCTTGTCACCAATATTTTCTAAAGCTAAATTAACAGCTAATTTAACTATTTCTCTGTGAGCATGAGTTGATAAATCACAATCTTGACTGTTTGAAATTACTGCAGGATTTTTTAAAAACATTATATAATAAGCAGTTATAGAATAATTACCATCAGTAATAAGTTCTACATCGTCGCCAACAAACAACCTCAAAGGTTTTGCTTCCCCATACTGTAAATTATGTTCACTAAAAGGATCATCTATTTTAGATCTATATTTATCATTTGTGCATTCAGTGACTCCTTGCCTTTTAGTTTGTACAACACTTAAAGCATCTGTATATTGAATAGTAACTTCCTCACCTATTCGATGTCTATATGTGGCAGATAATGAAGTAAGATCGGCTAAATAAGCATTTGGTTTATTAGTACTAGATGTTAAATCAGCGCCATTAATAGTCTCAGCTACTATTAAAGATCGTAAATCATCTAATCGTTTTTGAGTTTCTTCTAAAGACTCTTTCTTTTGATTAATACCTGACATTCTAGTTTCAATGAATTTTTCAACAGCTTCATTTAACCAATAAAATATATCAGTTTCATTAAATTTAGGAGCATTTATATATTGATTCATCTCCCTTATAAAAGCCGTTTTCATTTTTAAACTATCCATTAGAATCTTTATTTAGAATTGCATTATTTGTTTGAAATCTCTTAGACTCAATATTTTCTAACATTAAAAACACAGTTAGATCTACAATTTTTTGATGAGTATATTTAGGTAATTCACAAGTAGTAGTTAAAGTATCATTATCAGTAGATCTGTTTAATTTTTTAGGTTCTCTTACATATATTAAATCAACTTTACTTAAGGCTGATGTATAATAATCAGTTATTATTGTTAATCCTCTATTTGGATCTGCAGAATAAGCCTGACTAATGAAATATACTGGATTCTCAAAATAAGGTCTTTGATTATAAGCAGTTATAATATACTTATCTAGATTATTTATTTCAACATCATTACAAAATACTAAAGCAGTAGTTACAGAAGAACCGTCTTCTAATTGTCTATTAACGGTTGCAATAGCAGACAAAACATATCTAACTGTATAAGTTGCTAAACTTTCTAAATCTATATAATATCCTTTCCCTTCAAAAAATCCTGTAGTAGCAGATGGAGTAAAAGCAGTATATTTTAATAAAGAAGACAGCTCTTCTTGAATCTCTTTTGTAGATTTGTTATTTCCTACATTAACTTTATACTCATTATATTTTCCATGTACGTAATCATCTTGTCCTACATTTAACCAATAATCTATTTCTTCTGGTTCAAAAGAAGGAAGTTCTAGGGCTGAACTTTTATCCAACCCTAGTTTGACAGCTACATGCATCTCAGAAACAGTCATTATTATACTTTTCTTGTTGTAAGGTCTTCATCATCTTTATTAATTTCAGATTCTGAAGATTTGTTTACATTATGTTTTTTAAAATTTTTATAACCTTCTACATTTCCATAAACTGCTTTTTTACCTTCTAATTGAGATAATATAGCAATTTTCAAATCTTGGTTTATTGGATTATTTAGATAATCTATAGCGTCTTCTAAAGTATTACCAATTATATCCGTACCGTACTTATAAATAGTTTTATTTTTCCTAATTATATTATTTGCTATAGCTTCTTCTAATAAATATTGTATCTCTTTATTTTTATTGTTTACCCAAACTTCTAAAAATTCTCGAGGTCTTTCTTCAACTATTTTATAAAGCATGTCCTCTACTACTTCATTAGTAACATTTTCTGCATTATATCCAAATACTCTTAAAGCTTTCCTTATTTCGTTTGATGTTAATTTATCAAATTCTTGAACAGCCTTACGTTTCATTCTATTTTTTACATTTGCTTCTTTAGCTTCTGTTTCTTCCTCGATAAGTTGAAAATCAGCACCAGCTTTAATTCGTGGACCTACTGAAACTCTTTTATGATTTTTTGAATGTAAATATTTCAATTTTTCTTCTGGTCCCAATTCAGTATCTATGATTAAATCTTTATCAGTAATTCTTATACCATAATCGTCCCAAAACTTAGAATTTGGTTTTAAATCTACTCCAAGTTCTTTTCCTAATTCTTCTTCTTCTAATTTGCTTAATCCTGTGTATCTAGCCCCACTTCTCTTAAGATAAGGACCTAATACATAAGCACAATTAGGATACCTCATTACGCCTGACCACGTATTTCTATTTATCGGTCTTAAAATAACTTTCATTTTTTTCTTTAGTTTAGAATTTCATTAAACTAGTAAAGGGTTGATTCAGGCTCAACCCTAAAAACCTCATATATATATTAATCTACATCTAATATCAATTCTCCACTAGTTGTAGGATCTTTTAACATTATACCCATTTCACCTAAGAAATGTACAACATACCCATCATAACCACTAGATCTAACTGTAGAAACTTTATTAGAAAATCCCTGTCCAGGAGCAACTGCTCCAGCAACAGACCACATACTCATTTCACGACCTTTTCTAACAACTTTCACAATATTAGACATTCCATCTCGCATGCCCATATCAATGAAAGTCATACGATAAGATTCTACTGGTTTGCCAGAAGTTGGATGTAATTTTCTATTATGATATAAACTATCATATAATGGAAAATGTTTAAGTGTTAAAGTAACACCGTTTAACATATTCCAAGTAGTAAATTGTCCACCAAGTGTTAAATTTTGACCTGATCCAGTTACAAATTTAGTATCAACAACAGTATATCCTGAAGCTTTCGCTTTTAATACCCTATCTAATTCTTTCATTCCCATTTCACCAGTCAAAGCCACAAACCTTCTTTCATTCATGCCTCGTATGTTATATGAAAGATCAAATAAGAAATCTTCCAATATATCATCAGTTAAGACTGTATAAGTACGTTTATTAGAAGGTGAAATTTGCTGTAATAGTCCAGCGCCCATATATACAGGTCTTCCAGAAGTACCTTTTAAGGGAGTAGTTCCATCAGGACGAGCATTATATCTACTATATACTAATTGATAATCAACTGTTCTATACCATTGACGTAAAGCCAACCACTCTTGATAATCAGACCAGTAATAAGAACTTTTCTTAGTCTTTGGATCACGCATTTGAATAACCATAACAGAAGCAGCTGCGCTACCAGTTATGTCATATTTTAACCTCATAGTCGTCAAATGATTACGAAGTTTTACAGGAGTCTGATAACTGATTATATCAGCTTCATAACTTCCTTCTTCATAAGCTGAACCAACTCTACTTAGTTGTTTTCCATCAGCCAACAATGAAGGTGGAATATAAGAACCGGACTGTCCATCAGCTACTTGAAGAGAGTATACCCAATCATGTCCATCTTGATAAGGTTCCCCCATTACTCTGGCTTGAAACTCTTTATCATCAAATTCTAAAATAGCACCTGGACCAAAAGCTTTCTCACTAACCCACACTTGAATTGGAGTACCATTTATACCAGGAACATCAGTAGAACTGATTGTAGAGCCTTGCCATTTTGCATCTTTAATAGTTATAGCCTTATCAGCTTCAACCATAACCGACCATTCAAACTCTCTATTTTCTATTGTCAAAGTTCTACCTAAACCTCCTGTTAAGAAATCTACTGAACTCTGCTCATCCATAGTACCAAATATATAAGATAATACGGTTGAAACCTCGTGAGGTTTAGTCATGAGAGCTTGAGATAGCATATTTTCATCGACTAATCCATGAAAATATTTTGTACGGTATAATTGCAAACCATTAAGAAAACTATTTTGCATTCCATACATATTAGCCATATCGCACTATATTTTAATTAATTTTTAAAAATTTGGCTTAGAAATTTGACTCGAAATAGTATCAAAAATACTATAATCGGTTGATGATTTTCCGTTCGAACCTTCATCTCCAATACCTTTCATTCTTTTAGTTTTAGTTTCTAATTTCTTCTTAAGATCTATTGCTGCCTTACTGCCAGCTTTTTTGCTCAAATCTGATATTAATTTATCTCCCTTCATAGTAAAAAAAACTGACTCAACAAAATTCTTAATAAGAGAATTAGCGTATTCTTTTTGATATTTAGTTTTTCCATCACCATCAGGTCTTAAACTATATTCTAAAATAGCTCTTTTGTCAGACTGATTTAAAGAAATACCTTTAATATCTTTTAAACTGTTTACATAAGACTGTACGTCTGTAACAAACTTTTGTTGTTGTTTTTGAACCCCCTCTTGAATTTTTTGTTGTTCCTGTAATAGCTTTTCTGAGTTCTCTTTTCTGTAACCTTTTAAAAACTCAACAGCTTCTTCTGCTTCATCTTTAAGTATTCCAGTATCTTTATATCTTTCTATTCGTTTACTAATTTTGTCTTGATTCTGTCCTTGAACTGATAAAGATTCTCTAATTGTTAATATTTGATTAGCTTCATTATCTAAATCTATATTATCTATATCTACACCAGAATACATCTGAGTATAATAATCTTTCAATTTTCCACCATTACTGACAAATTCATTCAAAGTAGCTATTTCTTCATTTGCAAATTCAGGAACTGAATTTTCTTCTATAACTTTACTTATAAAATCTACAACGTCATCTGTAGATTCAAACTTTTTTTCATCATCTTTTAACTCCCATCCAAATTTATTGTATAATTTTTCTTGAATAAATGCAGAAAGTTCAGGTTCAACTTCTCCTATATCAAAATCAGACTCTGTTCCAGAAGTATTGCCTTCCAATTCATCTTTGTCGACTTCTTCTTCAAATTGGTTATCCTTATTATAATCATCTTTTTCCTTATCTTTTTCATCCAATTCAGAAAAGTTCTCTTCACCCCCATTTTTTTCTTTTTTATCTTTTTCTT